GTGTATCCACCAACAAAAAACGGTGCTGAGCCATTCGTATATTGATGTGCAAATGCCCCACCTCCCTGCCAGTATTCCGGCTTAGTGGCGTAATACTTTGCACCATCGAGATAATCAACGCTTCCCCCGTAGTTTGTGAGAACTTTCGTCCAGCTCCCCCAGTATCCGTTATCTCCATTTAAGGTACGGAATTTTAGTTGTTTACCACCATCACTATAAGACGCAGCATATTGCACCCGATAGTTACCACCCAGTCCTCCCACATCAAGAATTGTCGCCTCATAGCCAGGTGAATAGGCAGCACTGGCATAACAGAAACTTACGGAATTAGCAGGAAGACCGCTTGCGTCTTTAATCTCTCTGCTCGCTTCAGCAGCAACAGACCGTATAGCAAGCGCACCACCGTTAACCACCACGCGCCCGGGCGTGATGTCGTCACGACTTTCCTGGGCATTTTTACCAGCAGCAGTACCCAGACTGTTTTTCAGTTTTATGAGATCATCACTGACAGTCTTCACAGACTTTGGTGTGGCCGCAAGCGTCTCTGAAGCACTATCGGTCGCACTGCTAAGCTGAACAATCCCCTTTTGTCCGGTAGTCGCATCCTGAGCCGTATACTTACCACGGGCAAGATCGTAGGCAGCCTTAACCGCTTTCGGCGTTGCGGCCAGCGTTTCAGACACACTATCAGTCGCACTACTGAGCTGCGTAAATCCTTTAGCCGTTAGCGTGGCATCGGGATGGCGACGAGACTGCTCATGCTCCTCAAGCTTCTCATCAACATACTCCTGGGTCGCCATTACCGTAGACGTATCTATCGAGAGCTCGACCGAGGCGATATCACTGACCATGATCACCATTCTCACGGTCTGTGCACGGCCCGATCCCTCCTCCAGCAATGGTTTGTAACTTTCCGCCATGTTGCCGACGGCAATCAGCGTACCGGTGTCATCGTAAAGCCCCATCTCACGCATCCAGAAACCACCCGCTTCGGGAGGAATGAGAAGCTCCGCGATTACATAGTTAAGCTTTTTATTGTCCTGGCTAATTTTATTCAGCCCATGGCGCCAGACTTCATTAACCAGCTTCGTCTGCCCGGCATCAGGAACCGGCAATGTGCCGCCACCGTCACCCACGGCCATCGCCGTAAAATTGACTTTCTTGCCGTTCGGGACGGTCGCGGCAGCCAGTTTTTCGGCACCGGCTTTGGTGATAACCGTTTTATATTTCACTGTCATTGTGCTCTCACTTATCCGGGATAAACCGTGATGATGTCGCCGTCATAGCTCAGGGCACCGGTATAGAGATAACCCGGAATGTCCTGGATGATATTCAGGCCAATAAGGTGGCGGCTGGCAGGCTTTGCATCAGCAATAAGCCTCTCCATTTCGTAATACATTTCCTCGGTGATGCCCGTGTCCAGTACGCCGATATCAAGGCGGAAGGTGCCGGGCGGATCGTTGGTTTGCCACCACTCGGTAACGTTAATCAGATAGCCAAGCGGCTCCACCACGCGACGTACAGCGCCTATCGTTCCCTTGTGGGCATGAATAAACCACGCGGCGCGGATCACCTCCCGTTTGGTGGCCTCCGGCCAGTTCTCATCCCAGCGGTCAACCGAAAACGCCCACGCCAGCCAGGGCAGCAAATTCGCTGGACAGGTGTCCGCATTCCAGAGATGGCGCAGCGGAACCGGCGTATTTTCGATGTCCGCACAGGCGCGCGCCGCGGCGACCTCAAGCGCCGATGAGCCAACCGGTAAAAGGCGGGCATTACTCATCGTTTCCCCCCACGGTTACGCTGTAGTGGCTGCACCAGGAGGCCTGAGTTTCATCAAGCACGATGTCAGCCGCGGGTGCGGTCAGTTCCACCCGCTGCACCCCTTCCACGTGAAGGGCAGCGTAAATGGCTGACTTGCGGATATCGCGTCCCAGCCGATGCTGAGCCGTGATGTAGGTCTGTAATCGGGCTCTTGCCGCATTGAGTACCGGTTCACTTTCGGGGCCGGGAAAAAGGAAAAGCGATGCTTCAATGCTGTAGTCGACAATGTTGGCCGACTGGACGGTCACGCGGTCGGCGACGGGCCTGACGTCCTCATCGTTCAGCGCATTGCGAACAACGGCGAGCAGTTCCTCAGACGCTACGCCGTTATTCTCCCGGGAGAGCACGGAAACCGTGACGTTTGCGGGCTGTGGGCTAATGACGGAAATGTCAGCCACCCGACCATCTGCACTGCGGCCATGGAACTGATACGCGCCCGTCGAACCGGCCACGCTCAGCCCTTCCGGTGCCTGCTGGATGCGCAGCCGAAAGTCGGTATCGGACTCCATCACAGCCGGAGTGGGCGGTAACGTGGTGTCGTCGGCAGGGGTAATTGTCAGACGCGCAAGGTTCGCGTTTGCCCCGATCTGGTCCAGGTCGCGGCCTGCCGCATAGGCCAACATGACCGCCCGTGCAGCCTCGTTTACGCGCTGGCGCCAGATGACTTCCCGGTAGGCATTCTCCTGCAGCAGCTTCACAATCGGCTCGGATTCCAGCGTCAGCGTCCGTGCAATCGCCTCTCGCTCCTCTTCCGGATAGAGAGAGACAAAGGTGGCCTTTCGTTCTGCCAACAGCGTTTCATAATCCACCTCCTCCACGACATCAGGCGCGGCGAGCTGGCTCAGATCAACAATAGCCATAGCGTTTAACTCAGTGAAATGGTGATAGAAAAGGATTGTCCGGAGGTCGGGCGCGTGCCGGTGATATCGACATACAACGTCCCGTCGTTCTCCGAACGTTCGAAAGTGATGGCCGTCAGGCTTATCCGCGGCTCCCATTTCTGGATGGCGGAATAACAGGCGGCCATGATCTGCAGGCGCAGCGCCGGGCTCTGCGGCCTGTCTATCATCGCCGCCAGCAGTGAGCCGTAATCCCGGCGCATGACCCGCGAGCCAATCGGCGTAACCAGAATGTCGCGCACGCTCTGCCGGATGTGGTCAGCCTCTGAAAGGCTTAGCCCGGTCTGCCTGTTCATTCCCCTGTAACGCACCGTCATTGTGTCCCCTTAGTCCAGCTTCCGCCGCTTTGCACACTGCCGTGCGCGTGGTTGTCCACCTGCACCCCGTTGGAGGTCAATTTACCGCCGGAGTGCTCAATATTTCCGGTCATCACCCCGCCCTTCTGCACTTCCAGCGAGGCGGTAATTAACTTGTTGGTACACACCACTTCAGGCGTATCCAGCGTGATGCGGGACGTTGAGATCACCCGCACTTCCGGCACGGTGGCGGTCAGCGATTCAGAAGCGGAAATGTCGGCCGTTTTAATACCTGAAACCGTCAGCGCCCCGCGTCCGGGTTCATACTCGATCACCGCGCCGTCAGGGAACGCGACGTGGAACGCGTCAGGCGACCCGGACGGCGCCGGATGGTCATCAGAGAAAATGCCGGGCAGCACAAAGGCGGTATCCAGCTCACCGCCGATGGCCAGCAGCAGCACCTGCTCTCCCTCGGAAGGGGCCCACCACACGCGCGAACGTCCCGCACGGCAGGTTAGCCAGTTCAGCCAGGTGGTTTTCATCCCGCCGGTCTGGACACGACAAAGCCCTCTGTTGAGGTCAACGTCGGTCACAACACCGATACGAATCAGATTGCGGATCGCGCGAGCGATACCGTGCATGGAAGTTAATGTATTCATGAGAAGAGAATGCCGTTCAGGAGGAACGGCAGCAACGAGACGGGGTTTTCTGCGGGATGATACAACAAGCGGTCCAGACAGCTGGCGGCTGGCGGCCTTCAGCGTGGGGAGCTTAGTCCTCCCACTGGCTGACCAGCTCACCGTTGATGTACAACGCCTTCGGACGCGTGACGGGCTCCGGCAGCGGCGGCTCCGGGGAATAGGTCGTGTGCAGAACGCCCTGTTCCTCGGAAACAAGAATGCGCTCGGTTAATTGCATGCTGATGCTGATATCCATCGTAGCGTCATCGTTTAAGACGATCGCGAAGGTATATCCGTTTTTGCGTCCGTCATCGAGGGTAAAAATGTCCGGCTGGTTTTCCCGCAGCCAGGCCAGTACCGGAACAAAAAATCCCTCGCTGTCGCCGGTGAAACCGCTAACCTTCGCGTTCAGCACATACCGTTTTTCAAAGGAGAGCGAGGAGGCAAGGCGGGCGTCTATATTGCCGCTGCCGACCGACATCTGCAGGCGCTCCGGGTTGGCATTCAGTTGGGGGATCGCGTCAATTAATGCCTGACGCAGGCTCTTGAGTTTGTGCATCGAGTTTATCCTGACAGTCTTTAATGGTTTCAACCTGCAAGGCGCAGGCGATAAGGGCGTGCTCAAGCCTGCGAATATCGGCGCTCAGATCGCCGTTAGTGACAGGCTCACTTGCCGGCATCGGGCAGGCGCTCACCTTTGGGCAAGCGTTGTAAACAATGTGCGGCGGAGGCGCAGGCGGCGCGGGTGTGCAACCTGCGGACAACATCAGGCAGCTGAGCGTGATACCAGCGGCGTAGTTCTTCATTTTCATTCATCAATCTCCCGATAGCCGCTTCGCGCCTTGCCATCTCCTCAGCGGT